ATAGACCTTGCAGGAACTTGGAACACCACAGGCAACCCTACGGCTATAAAGTTGAATATTACTAATACTGCTTCTGGTACAGGCGCAGATTTGATGGAACTTCAAGTAGGTGGGGTAAATCAATTTATCGTAGGCAAATCTGGTTCTGGTTACTTCAAAGATATGCTTACAGTTGAGCCACAGACCGCCAACACAAGTGCCATAAAAACCGATGGTTATTCCTTGACAGGCTCAAACGCTCAGTCGCTTTTAGCAATGACTGGAACTTGGAATACAACAGGCAATCCTACTGCTATCAAGTTAAATATTACAAACACCGCTTCGGGTGCAAGTGCTTATCTAATGGATTTGCAAATAGGTGGTACAACACAATTTAGGGTAACAAAAGACGGTTCTTTTAGAACAATAGCTCCAACTGGTGGAACCGCAGCAAATTGGAAAGTTGGTACTGTTGCAACTGTTACACCAACTTCGCCAAATAGAACAATAGAAGTAGAAATAGATGGAGTAATTTATTATATTCACGCAAAAACAACTAACAACTAATATGAAACAAATCTTAACTATTTTCGTACTGCTTTGCTCTTTGTCAATCTCTGCACAAGGAACTTACACCACTACGGCTGGCACTATCAGCCCTACCCAGCCCGATACTATCGTGGTAGTAAAGGATGCTCTGCAAGTAGAGCCAGTGCTTATTAATGCCTTAACAAAGGACACTTGCTATCAGCTTATCTGGAATGTGCAAAATGTAACCAGAGACACTACGCAAGGATCGCCTTGCTATGTTAGTATGTACGACAGAGGTGGTCGTAACTTTGGGCAAGTGTATTGCTACATCCCAAAAGAGGTTATCAATGCATGGGGAACTAGTAATACCATTATTGATGACTATGTTTTGGCCTACTTTGGTTTTCGCAGACGTGGAACTTCTAAATCAAAATAAACATGAAAAAACTACTGATTATCGCAGCCATTGGTCTTTTGTCTTTTACAACGCAAGAGCCTAAGACCGTAACATTAACCTTAACCGTAGAGGAGGTAAACCTTATCTACATGGGTCTTGGTGAGCTTCCTGCAAAAGCAAGTGAGCAACTGAGATACAAAATCGCTCAAGAGGCACAAAAACAACTGAACCCAGAAAAAAAGTAAACGATGACACAGAGTTGGATGATATTTATTCTAGGCCAAGCCGCCACATATGCTGTAGCTTTAATTAAGGTCTGGAACGACACACAGGTAAAGATGGCTCGTATGGATGAGCGGCTAAAGGTGGCAGAGGATAAGGATGAGACCTTATTCAAAAAACTAGATCACATATCGGTCCAGCTGACTGAGTTGTCTATTCAATTATCAAATAAACAAGACAAATGAGTAACTTTCTGAATCTTGATTTACAAGACCTGACAAAAGGTTTTGTGGTAGCATTTTTGAGTGCTGCCCTGACTGGCATTGTAGCCATCTTAGAGACTAGCCAACTGCCCCAGGTAAGCGATTTAAAGGCCGCTGCTATTGTGGGGTTGACCGCTGGTCTGTCCTATTTGTTAAAGAATGTCCTGACTAATAGCCAAGGGCAAATGCTAAAAAAAGACTGATGCGTGTTTTTGTGTTGGCTGGGTTATTGCTCATTGGTTGCAATCCGGGTAAGCAACTATCTAAAGCAGAGGCAAGGCTGGCTCAGGCTGGCCGCCTCCCAGCTATTTGCGCCGAGAGATACCCGGTCAAAGACACGACCTATATTAAAGATACTTTGGTGCAGATAGATACCTTTCTGTCTGGCGAATACATCTTTGACACAGCCCGAATCAATGATACCTTATACGAGGTTAAGTATAAACCCGTAGTCGTGTATAAGACAAAATACATAACTAAGGTAGAAAGGGTTGAGGATGTAGCCAAGATAGAGGCTTTGAGGGCATCTGTGAGCCAATTAGAGGCTAATAGAGCCGCTTTATCGGTTCAACTAGCAGAATATAAGGATAAGGCTAGGACTCGCCTAAATTGGCTTATTTTGGTCTTATGCGCGGTATTTGGGTTTGCTATTCGTAAGCCAGTCATGGCCATAATCAAATTCCATTTAAAATGGTAACCTCAGCGCAAGCCTTAAAAAAGTACGGACAGCCCGATCCGGCCAACCCCTACATGGTTTTGTGGGATGTACCTGCACATTTAGAGATAGGGGTAATCCCCAAAAGGGTCTATTGCAATAAAGATTTAGTCAAACCTTTAGAGGCCGCCTTTAAGGCTCTTATTGATACTGGTTATGTAAACGAGCTAAAGACTTGGGATGGCTGCTTTAATATTCGTAAGAAAAGGGGTCTAAGTTCTATGAGCCTCCATTCTTGGGGGATAGCCATCGACCTTAATGCCTTTGAGAATGGCCTCGGCAAAGAGCCCAACCTAAGTGCTGGTTTTGTCAAGTGTTTTACTGATAATGGCTTTGACTGGGGTGGTGTCTGGAACCGAAAAGATGGTATGCACTTTCAATTATCAAAAATTTAATTTTCTATGCGGATAGTGAGTTTTATCTTCGTAATGTTATTTATTTCCAGTTGTACCGTTCAAAAGGTTTACACAGATGGAAAAGTGGTTAAGGACTCGCTAAAGGTTAAGGTCGCTGGCTTTGAAATAAAAAAAGCTAACTAAATGACCAAAATCTCCGTTGTCAGAGAGTATCGAGATAGATACCCTGACTTCCCCAACCTTAAACTGGCTAGGATTATCTATGCCGAGAACAAAGAATTATTTACCTCTGTCGATACAATAAGAGGTTTTATTCGGCAAATACAAGGACAAAAAGGTAGTAAAGATCGAACAGTACAAACACATAAGCAAGGGCCAAGACCCCTTAATCCTTACAAGTTACCTGAGTCTGATGAGTCAACTTTCGAGCCTTACCATGTCAAGGCCAAACGAATTCTTGGACTATTCGACATCCATGCCCCCTATCATTCCATTCCGGCACTAACAGCCGCTCTGGATTATGCGAAGAAAGAAAAGCCCGATGCGGTTATTCTGGGGGGTGATCTATTTGACTTTCATGGCCTTTCTCGTTTCCTAAAAGACCCACGCAAAAAGAATTTCGCTACCGAGCTATCAATAGGCTGCCAAGTTATTGAGGTTATTCAAAAGACCTTAAATTGTCAAATTTATTTTAAGTTCGGCAACCACGATGAGAGATACCAACATTATCTCTGGCAAAAGCTAGGGGAGCTGCAAGGGGTAGAGGACTTTGAACTAGAGAACCTAATTAAGAAAAGGGTCTCAGGGGTTAAATTTATTACTGACAAAAGAATCATAAAGGCTAATGAGCTGAATATTGTGCATGGCCACGAATTTGCCAGCTCTATCATTAGCCCGGTAAATATAGCCAGAGGTTTGTATCTTAGGGCTAAAGCTAATACTATTTGCGGCCATCACCATAGGTCATCAGAGCACACTGAACAGAATATAGAGGGTAAGATAGTAACAACTTGGTCGGTGGGTTGTTTATCTGAGTTACATCCCCAATATATGCCGATAAATAGTTGGAATCATGGCTTTATTTTGATAGATTTACATGGCACTAAAGAATTTGAAGTAAGAAACAAAAGAATCTGGAAAGGTCAAGTATTATGACACACAAAAACGCACCCATCATCAAAAAGCAAGTCCAAGAGTTATTAAAGCAACTGCCTCCGATTGAGAGGTTAAATATACTAGAGCCTTTATGCGAAAAATACAGGGCTGACAGTAGAAAGGAAATAGAAAAGGATGTAACCCAATGGAGCCGCAAGAAAGGAATACCACGAATCAAGACGGACTATTAACCTTTGATCCGACCCCTCATGATGATATCCAGGCTTGTGCTCAAGCTATGGGTGTCATAGAGGACATGGATTTAGCCTTATTATCTGATGATGAGGCCACCATGATTAGGCATATCCGTAAGCTGGCTTTACATATTACCCATCAGGCACTTTACGAAATTTACGAAGGGGGCTGCTATGGCTCCTAAGATTACCAATCCCCATAAGGTAGAGCATCGTAAGTTAGGCAGAGAGCAGGCTTGGGGGATTGCATGGATGGCCGATAATAAGATTAGCATTGACCCGACTTTATCTGGTTATAGATATCTGCTTTATTTACTGCATGAGCACTTTCACCTAAAACACCCTGACTGGTCAGAGACCAAGGTCAGAAAGGAATCATCTAAGACTGCCAGATTCCTTTGGCAGATGGGTTTCAGGTTTGTCGAGCTGAAATAGGTTGCCCAGAATATAAATGTAAAGGCATTTGTCCTTTAGTTCCTCTCTAGTGGCATTAGGCCACTTTTCTTTTGCATAGTTCCAAAGGTCTAACTTTTCAGCCTTTGGCAAGTCCTCTAGCCTTGTAAGACCCAAATAGCAGTCTAATAAGCACTCATTAATAACTCGGCTAGTTGTGCCTAGATTGATTAAGGCTTCAAAGGTTGTCTCAGATTCTTTAGCAGCTTTTAGGGCTGGTTGTAGAACCTCAAAGGCAATCATCTTCCGTATATCGTAAATAGGCGACTGCATAGCCAATGATTATGCCTGAGATAAAGGCGGTTAGTACTAATAATCCAGATTCTATCATAGTTGAGATTTTAGCCATGTAAAGTTTCTGCCTAGCATAATCAACCAGTCAAAGGTCCATTGAACACATGCACAGCGGCACTTTTTATTATCATCCCCATAAGCAGCTCTGAGAATATCTACATCATCCTTGCCAAACCTTTTTAGCATCTTATTTGACTTTAGATAGTCGTACCACTTATCCATCTGATTAAAGGGAACTTTCTCAAAGTTTAGCTTGTACATCATTAGCTCATAGTCTAGCTTCTCTAAGTCTGTCTCTGGCACTTTAGCCTCTTGGATTGGTCTGTAACCAGTAGCAGTCTTTTGTAGGTTATGCCTATCCTTGTTATTGTTAGCCCATCTAGCCAGTCTCCTACCAAGGTCCCAGGTTGTCTCTTGCTCAAATCTCATCTTGGTGTTAGACTTATTAGGCTCTGACCAATAATCGTAAAACTCTTGTTTCATTTGCTCTGTAAAGGCAAATGGTTGTAGGTCTCTCTTAAAGTCTGCTGCTCTTGCTTCTATACTTTTCATAGATTATTTACTTAAACGAAAAGACATAATATACCCTATAAGGGTGTTATTCCTTTTTTTATTTTAATAATTCATTTCAGTATTGTAGTCGTTCGGATTATGCCAATCCTATCGCAATCTTAATGAACCCACAATCGGGCGGACCCCCAGTATTATCTGCACCACTTAGGCAAGATGCAGTCGGACACTCTCTCTTTAATCATTAAGCCAATACCTTATAGAACTATTATTTTCGCAACTATCGGGGACAATCTGAGCTCTATTTGAACCTACCAACCCGACTTCTGGACCACTATCTACCTACAAGGCCATCATGGTCGTTAATGTTGCTAAATAAAAAACCCACTGAGGATTGGCAGAGACAGCCGCACCCCAATGGGTTAGTAAATCTTTATAAAAACAAAGCAGCATAAGCTGGTCTCTCTTTGTTAAAACAAATATACGAAAAAAATATCAAACTGCCAAATTTATTTTGCCTAAATGGTCGACAAATAAGATATCTGAGTAAGACCGGACCCTTGTCATCCGCATAGATATCTCCAAATCACTAGCTAAGTCTATGACTTTCAAATAATAAGGAAAAAATTTAGGGTCTTCAGTTTCAATGTAACTTTCTATTCTAGACCTATAAGTACTCATGGTAGAATGATCCTTGTATCCTACTAATGGGGCTATCTCGGTTAGCTTCATAGGACAATGACGATAGATAAAGTAAGATAAAGCCATTCTAATCTCAGCTATCCTAACAACCTTGCCATCTTGATCCTTACATATCTTAAAGTGATTGCGGCCCCTAATGCTTTGCAATTGCTGTAAGGTTATGCCGTAAAAATCACATGCTGCTTGGACCAGTTGTATCGCTTGCTCTCTTGTGTTCATAAAGTTCTATGGTTTTGAATATTTGATAAACTACTTGGGGTACTATTGCGTTGCCTCCGGCCTTAATTGATTCCTTTCGCCATTTAGAAAAGGTAATAGAGTCCAGTCTGGAGGAAAGCCCATCATTTCCATTACAAAGTGGGGAGACAGATGGGAACGAGTTCCATTGATTCCGTTCAATACTGATCCCAAATCGCTTGTTCCTTTCCAATTCTCTGTTGGCCATTTCGGATTCCAATCTGATGCCATTGGTGTAGGGAGCATTTTCATTAAAGCCATTTGACTTAAGTTCATTGTAAATGGTTTGTGACCTTTCTCTATTAACCGATTCATTCTGTTTTGATATGCTTCTATATTTTCCTGTGCTTGCATTGATGCTAATGGAGTTGGAAGCATCCCATTGAATATTTGAGTCGCAAGATTCGGCATTGTTGTTCCATTCGGATATTTCTCCATCCTCTTTTTGAACTTGTCTAAATCTTGTACTTCCTCCCTTGTTGTTGGAGTAAGCAACAAACCAGACTCTGTCTCTTTTGTGCGGTGCGTTGACACCGCAAGCTGGCAATACATACGGGAATACTTCGTACCCTTGAGCTTCCAGGTCAGTTTGCACCTCATGGAATACCAACCCCCCATTCCAATTAACAAGGCCGAGAACATTCTCGCCAATGACCCATCTTGGTTTAACTTCTCTAATGACTCTAAGCATTTCTGGCCAGAGGTGGCGGTCATCCTCTTTGCCAAGTCGCTTTCCTGCCATTGAGTAGGGCTGGCATGGGAATCCTCCAGTGAGAACATCAATTTTGTTTGCATACTTAGAAAAATCTGATTTTGTTATGTCAGTAAATAGTTCTGATTTGGGCCAGTAGTATTTGAGGACCTTTTGACCAAATTCGTTCCATTCGCAATGAAACTTATTTTCCCAGCCCATCCATTCAGCGGCAAGGTCAAAGCCCCCAATCCCACTAAATAATGATCCATGTGTCATTTGCTAAGTTTGTAAGCTGCAAAAGTTTTATTGTCTTTAGTAATGTAATTAGTCCAGATAGTGTGCCCTTGGTTTCTAAGGTCAGCAATTCTGGCGGCTAATCTAAAACAGCCAAACTTGTTTAAGGCATCAATGGCGGTAATTTGTTTACCTGATTTAAGATAAATCAAGATTCTTTCTGTTTGTGTCATGTCTGTGGTTTTTTATGGGTGAATATAAATGGGTAAGTTTTTCATATGTGTAATCAAAGCCATGTCTGGATAGTTTCTCGCATACCCAGGCAAGCTCATCTTCTGTGTGGTGGATTGCATGCTGGGGAAATAAAGTGGTCCGGATTGTGGGGTTATTTTTACTTAATATCCCTATGTATTGTCCATTCCACTTAAAACGGTAGGTTATTACTAGTTCCATCTTTTGCTGTTTTTAGTAGTGTGGTGTAAAGAGTAATGATGTCCTCTAAATCTGCTCTATCCCATTTGTGGACCTTATTTCGGTTATTTTCTAGCCACTCTACCCTTTTCTTGCCAATCTTTAAGAGTAGGTGCTTGCGATAACCGATAAGGTGAAACTCATCAAAGCCATTGCATCGTTGGCATTCTCCGTTCACATTATCCTCATGAAACCTAAGAAAAGACCCCCCTTTGACTGGTACATAGTGCCCCGCGTTCATAGACTCTACTGGCAAGGTCTTAAAACAACTAATGCAAGTAAAATATCCATCTTTAGAATCTCTTTGCCTAATATAGGCATTAAAGACCTTTTGGGCTTTCTCTGTCAGTCGTGGTAAGGTAACCTTTCTCATAGATTCATTTCGGCTTTACGATACGATACAATGGTTCTGATAGCATCTAATTGATGGGTTGCAGATGCATTGACCCGGTCGGCCCAGTTGACTAAATAGTTAACCTCTTTGGCATTGGTGCCTACAAACTTAGTGATAAGGGATGGACTTAGTTTTTTGTCTAATCCTTGCTCCATAGCTTGCAGCAATCCTTGGTTAATTATCTGATCCTGTGCTAACTTAGCTTCTGCTAGTAGCTGACCTGACTTAGCGACCATTATCAGTAGATACTCAATCCGTTCTAGGAGCTGATTGGGTTCATGTCCAATAGGGGTCTCTAAGTAGGCCTGCATCTTAGAAAGGGAGGTCCTTATCTGGTCCATTACTTTGGGGTTTGTAAGTGTCAACTACGGTATTCCAACCGCCACCATCTTTGCGTTCCAAAATGCTAATCTTTAGCTGCTTGTTACCTTGATAATCCGTTAAGAGGTCTGGATTGTCTTTAAGCCATTGGAATAGGTCATTCGGTGTGATAATGATTTGACCCTTTACAAACGAGGGGGCATTTTCTCTTGGAGCAAATACCCTAATCCCTTGGGGAAACTTTTTGTCAAGTTGCTTTTGACTGATTGCGGCTGCCATTTTGTAGCTCATTTTACTTTAGATTTACGGTTATAGATGTTGTAGATGTCTTAACTGGGGGGTAAAGGATAACTACCTCATCCTCTACCAAAATCTCTGTGCCAGGCTTTACGGCCTTTAGAAAGGCTTGGCGGTCCTTAATCTCTGTTTCAAGTTGGGCTATCTTTTGAGCTAACTCGTTATATACCGGATCACCACAATTAGAGTAGTCATACTTAACCCCAGCCTCTTTAATCTCAAATTTGGCATTATGTAACTCAAAAGACTTACCATGCTTACTAGCCTCATCTAAGGCCAAGTCTTTGTACTCTGGGTGGCTTGTTATCTGTTTTATTAGGTCCTCCAAGCATTTTACTTGCAGATGTACCTTTAAGGGGTCTGTAAGGCCCTCCTTTAGGCTATTTATGACACTTTGAGCAAAATCTTGCCTTTCGGATTTGGTGGTCTCAAATAGGCTTAAATCGGTTGTGGTAACTATTCTCATTTTACTGTCTTTTTAAGGTGTTTATTGATGTCTTTTTGTGAGGGGTTAACTATCTGGTCAATCGGCTTTCTACGAGCCTCTAAGCGGTGCTGGAGCTTTTGGTAGGTCTTATAGTCCGGGCAGAAATTGATGGCCTGTTCAGCTAAGTGAACTTCATCATCGGATAAATCGGTATGACCTATCAAATTAAGTAAGATTAGCTTCTCCTCGTTGGTAGGAATATCCTCAGTAACCTTATTAAAGTCCATTTCCTCGGCAGGGGTAGCCTCAAAGCCAGCCGCTTTCATAAGCCAGCTTATTAGATTCCTAAAGGCCTTGCCGGTGGCTCTCGTTTGAGCCATAGATAGGATAGCATACTCATCCCATTGCCTTTTGTTGGCCTCTTTGTTAGAGCAGATAGCGACACCTTTAGAGATAATCTCATTGGTGCCCCATTTGCAGATATTGACTTCTGCTAGGTACTTAATCTCTGTCTCGGTAGAATGATTAGAGATGTAATTAAGCTGGGGGTAAAGGCCAAGCTGAGCCCCAGCCCATTGCCAAGACTCCACTAAAGGGTACTCTTTGCCTTTAATGTTTACAGTGAGCTTTTGCTCTTTTACAAATCGTTTCAGTTCACTTGCTAATTGCAAGGATTGTGCTGGCTGTGCCAGATCATAGGTGATTAAATCGTTTGACATAGTGGGGTTTATTAAATCGTTTCGGATAACATGGAGCCCAAGTTGTTTGGGTTCTCCTCGTTTTTATTTACAAATAAAGGTAAGGGAAACTTCTGCTCAAACTCCTTGGCTGGTATCTTGTCATCACCGACAAGGTAGTAGCCTTTGCCATCTGAGTCAATACGAAAAGGGGTAAATTGTCTGATGTACTTGTTTCTAACGTACTCTGCTGCTGTCATTCTAAAATAGTTGTGAACCGCTGCGATCCATTCGTTGTAGTCTCGCATCGGGTGGGTGGGGTAAGTTGTTTTCATATTGTGAATTTAAGGGGTTGTAAAAAATGCCCCAATGTAGAAACACCGGGGGTTGATTGCTTGCCATTAATCATGGGCCATGCCCATAATATCATCGACCTTATGTTGGTTAGGTTTGTAAGATGGGGTAAATACTTTGATGCCAGCATTAAGCCCATAAGATACTCCAGTGTGAAACATAATAAGGGCAATGGCTTCGGCATCCATCCACTCCTTAAAGGTTAAACGGACTCCAGTTTGATCGCCATACATCTTGTCGGTAGGCTCAAATAGTTCTGCTTGATAATAGCCAGACCCAGATTCAAAAATGTGGATGGCTCTGTCTTTGGATGTAATAAATGTAATTGTCATGGTTTGAGTTTTTGATTATTGGCAAATGGTGTCTTGTAAAAGGCCTATCACATAGGCAACTGCTAATAAAGCGAGTAAGAGTTTAATTGGTGCTTTCATGGTTAAATCGTTTGGTTATGGATGCAAGATAGGATATTTATACACATTAACAAAAATATTTTTAATTTATTTTTATTTGCCTATATTTGTGGTATGCAAAAGCAGAAACGAGGTAGAAAGCCAAAGCCTGCACATCTAAAGGTGCAAATGGTATCAGCTTACTTAACAAGAGAACAGAAAGAGCTGATTAATAAAGAGTTCGGGAACTTAACAAATGCGGTCAAATATCACATTTTAAGCAAATTCAATGGATATCGTGATAGCTTTGGGAACTGGCAGCCGTTGGATGGACAACGAGCTGAGGTATGCCCTGAGGTCGATTGAGAAGCACCTCAAAGGCCATACTGGTCGAATTTTGCTAATAGGTCAAAGGCCTAAATGGGTAAAGAATGTCGATCACTATGATATCCCAGATGTGCCAGGGCGCAAGAATTTCAGCATCTTTCAAAAGATACTGACTGGGTGCGAAATGACCAACACCCCAGATTTTATCTTTTGGAATGATGACCACTTTCTAATTAAAGACCTAAGAGTAGACCAGTTTAAGTATTGGTACGATGGGCTGTGCAGCCAATGGGCTGAAAAAGCGACTGGCTTGTATCAAAGGGCTATCACAAATACCGCCAAGCTACCCGGATGCAATGACCTTTATACCGATATCCATGTGCCTATTGTGTACAATGCGACCGAGTTTGGTAAGCTCTTAAAGCTAGACTGGAGACAAGAGTATGTCATTAAATCGGCTTATACTAGAAACATGGAGGGCGGCTTTGAATACATGGCTGACTTTAAGTTAAGCAATCAATACAATCTAAGCACTTGGCAAGGTAAGTTAGTGGGCAAGACATTTTTCTCAATAGGCTCATATACAATTAACAACGATTTTAAGATATTAATGCAAGACCTTTACCCAGATAAGTCAATCTACGAAATATGAAAATCTTCATACAAAGCCCGAACATTAACTCTCGGCATGGCGGGATACGAGTTATTAACGAATGGGCAAATAGATTGCAGGCTTTTGGGCATAAGGTTATTTTATACAACCAAGCTGGTCCAGTTAGGTGCGACTGGATGACCATAACTTGCAAGATTGTCAATACTACTAGTTTATTGGACAAATCAGACCTTTTGATAGTAACCAGCCCGCATGGGGCTTTTTTATTGGCTAAAGATAAGCCAGCCAAAAAGGTGGTCTTTTTGCAAATGTTGGAGCATCTGTTTAACATAACCAACAAATCATTTTTTGATAGTTGCTTAGCTTTATACACCACTAAATACCCTTTGATATCCATAAGCCAATGGAATATCAGACTAATTCAAAACAAATACCAAAGAAAGGGCCAGATACATTATGTAGGCAATGGAGTAAATTTAGATGATTTTCCTATTAGCAATAAACCAAAAGAGGGTAAAATAGCACTACTAGAATCGCCAGAGCCAACCAACATGGCAAAAGACACCGAAAAGATAGCAGTACAAGTAGCTAAAAACCTAATAGAGAAAGGATGGACAATAAAAGGCTTTGGTTTACAAGCAGCCAAAGACAATATCTATACAGAATACTTTACTAAGCCAAGCCTAGAAACTATGAATCGTTTATACGATGAGTCAACCATCATGATTAAGGCTACCAAGTACGATGCAAGATCAACAGCCCCTATTGAAGCTGGCACAAAAGGTACGGTAACGATTCGGGGCATAATAGAAGGGGATGATGACCTAAACGATAGCAATAGCTTTAAGACTGGCTACTCTTATGACAAGTTATTTGATGCCACCATGTTTGCAATAAATAACCCAGAGCAATTAAAGCAACGGTCTGAGAATATTAAAGCCCATGTGCAGACTTATACTTGGGATTACTGGATGTATAAAATTAATCAAATAATATGCAACTTATAGTTGGATGCGGTCCTAACTGGCCTAAAAGAGAAAATGACATTTTTTTGGATGTACGACCATTTGAGAATGTTGATGTAGTACATGATTTAAACTTTACACCTTGGCCATTTGACAATGACTCAATGACTGAAATATCAGCCATCCATGTTGTAGAGCATCTTAATAGCTTGCTTGACTTTATGAATGAAAGCCATAGAATACTACAAAAGGGGGGAGCTTTATACATAGAAACCCCAGAGGCAGGAGCAAGCCCAGACTTGCAGTTTGCTGACCCTACTCATGTAAGATGTTACCGGAAGCACACTTTCATAAACTATTTTACCCTATCTGAGGCTCATAAGTTTGGCTACACTGATAAGCTCTGGGCTATCATGCACATAGAAACTAAAGATGGAAACCTTATTGTCCACTTAACACCATTAAAATGAGAATCTTAATCGTTGCCCTAGAATACTTAGAGCCAGAATGGTTAGAAACCCTAAAGTGTATTGAGGAAACTGGGTTACCTTACGAGATAGTCAGCCGGGATGGGGTTGGCAATATGTCAAGGGCTTACAATACAATCATAGCTAAAAACAAAGAGGCAGATTATTATTGGTTTGTTTCTAACGTAACCTTTAAGCCTCAGATGCCTTATGAATTGGCTATGGCTTGCGAGACATTGGGCTGGGCTGGCATCCATCCGGCTATGCCTACCTCGGATCACAGATTCCAATGGCCTAACGGACACGAATCCAAAGAGACCCCTTTTATAGAATGGACTGCTCCAATGGTCAATGCAGAGGTCTTTAATGCTAACCCTTTAGATGAGATGCTGCCTTATTACTACATGGACCTTGACTGGTGTCATAGGGTTAAGCCTAAAAAGGTCGGAGTGCATCATAGCCAAGTCATCGGGCATACCTACCTAAGAAACAAAAAAGAGCATCCCATTGGTCAGCTAAGAAAGCAACTCAGAAACTACTGGACCCCCATCAGTCAAAGGCACATGCTACAAAAATGGGGTAAAAACTGGCAACAAGATTTATGGCCTAAATAAAACAAAATGACAACATTAGAACTACATGGCATTTACCATGAACTAGCCTTTTGGCAGCAATTTGTAAAGACAGACCGATTCTTAAAGGGATGGGTAGGTAAGATAAAAACCCCAGAACTCAATCAAGAGGTGGCAGACTTTATCAAAAGTGTTCCACATGAATCAGTCTTAGATGTCGGCTCAGGAGTCTGCTCAATATTAAATGGATTAGTAAATGTAACCCCATGCGACCCTTTGGGAGACCTTTACAAGCTAGTCTTTGACTTTGAAAGGCATAAACTAGTAGCCCCACTACCCTACCCAGCCGAGGAACTGCCCTTTAAGAATGAGTTTGACATAGTACACATCTCAAATGCCTTAGACCATACCCAAGAGACCAGAAAGGCCTTGGATTTGTTATTACAAGCAGTTAAGCCCGGAGGGTATCTAATTGTGCAAGGGTTTTTCAACGAGGCAACACATGAGAACTGGCAAGGCTTCCATCAGTGGGATATATCATTAGATGATCATGGCTGCATGGTTATCTTAGGCAAGAAGTCAAAAACTATTATTGCATGGCCTCCACATAAGTTTGCAACAGTCAATTTATTAGGTCGGGATTGGTATTATTGGATAATAAAAAAATGATAGTTCAAACAATACACGAAATAGTAAACCCCTTTGATGTAGAGACACCATTGGGCTATGGGGTAGCCTTATTTATGATAGCCGGATCAATACATTCCAATCCTCAGTTTATTATACGATTATATGATACCGGAATAGTAAGGACAGTTGACCAAAATGATATAAGAATATACGGCAATCCCACTACTGGAGAAAATCTAAAACCTATACAATGACAATATGTTGTGATATCGATGGCTGCCTAACAGATGGCAAAATCTGGGTTGACCATCAGGGAAATATTATCAAGTCGTTTAATAATAAGGACATCGGAGCCATCAAAGAGCTAATCTCTATGGGCTATCAGGTCCATTTAGTAACGGCAAGCAGTTGGCCTGGAGCAGAGCAATACCTACGGAGGTCTGGGGCTCAATTGCACATCATACGAAATAAAGAGTCTATCCCATTTGACTATCAAATAGCCATCGGAGACTCAGCATGGGATATCCCTATGTTATGTAAGGCAAAACACTTATTTTGTCCAGCAGATGCATCTTTAGAGGTTAAGTGTCTGGATGGGGTCCATCCCCTAAAAACACCCGGAGGGCAAGGAATCATGCTTGAATTGGTCCGCATACTTAGTCAATGGAATACTGATGTTGATAAGTAGTAGCACTTATATTTGGTAGATTTAAAAATTTTTCGTATATTAGGGGGTGAATAAAGGGTAAAAAATCAACGAGCCTACAGTCCTTCGGGGTTGTGGGCTTTTTTACTTATGCCGTACAAATCAAGAGCCCAAGCAGCTTTCTTTAACATTAACAAGAAAAAGCTCGAAAAGCAAGGAGTTAATGTGGAGGAGTGGAATAGGAAAAGCAAAGGCAAGAAACTACCCAAAAAGAAAAAATAACCATTGTCAAGACCACAAGCCGATATCAACTGGGATATAGTTGCTGAATACTTAGAAGCAGGCTGCACTGGAACGGAGATAGCTGCCATGCTAGGTATCTCAGCACCAACACTTTACGACAGATGCCAATCAGATAATGGTGTTCTGTTTTCAGAGTTTTCCCAAGAAAAAAAGCAAAAGGGAGACCTTATTCTGAAAAAAGTTCAGTTTGAGGCTGCCATAAAAGATAAAGACCGAACCATGTTAGTCTGGTTAGGCAAGCAAAGGTTAGGTCAGAAAGAAAAGGCAGAGCAAGATATTAAGGTTGATGGTGGCATTAACATAATATTTAAGCCTGTCAATGAAACAAGTTGAGATACGATATACTAGTGTCTTTGAAAGGAACTTACTAGCCTATCAGGCAAAAAGATTTAGGGTGATAGCCAACCAAGGCTCTACCCGATCTGGCAAGACCTATTCAATATCTCAGCTTTTAGCTCTTTTCATACCGCATAAGGAAAAAGTAACGATTTCGGTGGTTAGTCCATCCTTACCCCATTTGAAAAGGGGTGCTAGGCGAGATATCCTAAAGATACTCGAAGATGCTG